TAAATTACGCTTTTGTCAAGCGAAAAATCACTTTATTCCATTAATAAATCACTACTTACTAGACTATTTATACTATTTAGCAATTACAAACTTGCCTGAAAGAGGAGTCCTTGATGTGATGTATTCAAACATTAATCTTAACACTTGATCAGCTTGACCTTGTTTGTTATCTTTAAAAAACTTTTTAAGTACAGGCATTACTTCATTTATGACAAAAATGGCACTTATAGCACCTCTTTCAAAATCAAATCGTTTTTTGTCTTTTCTTAAATATTCTATTTTTTTTAATGCTTCAAAATATTTTTTTTCACCATTTTCATATTTAACTAAAACTTGTCTTGCTACATCTGGATTTACAAATCTTATTATATCACACAATACTTTAATAGACCCTATTGAACCACCTCTTGCCTCTGCTTTAGAAAATATAGCTTCAGCAACAAATCTTTTTCCTGATGGATCATGTCTTAATTTTATTTCACCACCCGTTTCTAAAAGTATTCTCATATCTCTAGTTTCACCTTTATTAGGATATTTAACTACTTTATATGGTCTCCAATCAGTAACATTTTTAATTTTTATTTTTTTTATTAAATCTATTTCGGTTTTTCTGTCAAAGTTTACTTGTTGTAAAATGGCTTCCTTTGTAGTTTTTTTGAGTGATAATGGTAATAGATCACCACTATCAATTAAGTCTGATGTTAATATATTTAAGTTTTGAAATGTGTAAACTTTTTCTTTAGCTGTTCGTACTTCATTGATAATTTGTTTTTTAGCTTTATCACTGGCTAAATATATATCAGCTGGATTCCATTTATTTACGTTACCAAATTTTGTTTGAGATTTATATCCAGACTTGTTTGCTATTTTAAATAACTTTTCAATATTACTCATAACATCACTATCACCTCTAAAATAAAATAGTTTTTGAAATCCTTTTTGAGCGATTTTTAAATCTGGATCAATTGAGCTAATATCGTTGACTAATTTTTTTGCAATCTGCATTGAAGATATAAACCACTTTTCATCTTTTTTTAAAAAAGTTTCTATATCTAATAATTGAACACCTGGTGTGTCAGTTCTTTTATAAGCTTCTTTTATTGTTTTTTCTTTTACTTTATTTCTAAATTCAGTATAGTTTGGAGAAACATTTGTGTCAAATATGATATTAGTTTCTTTCGTACCTATGTAGTCAGCAATTGCACAAAACAATGCTTGTGATGATTCTGCTAGTGATGTTAAGTCTGCCATACATATATTTATGTATATCTATCGGCCAGTTCTTTGTGTACTTGTTCTAGGATTGTAGTTAGATTTACCTTTGTCTGACAATTTTTCTTTTTCACTCCTACAATCAAAGAATGGTGGAAAACCAAAGATACCAAATGTCTTATTTTTATTTTGAAACTTGACAGTTTCTTTTACATCTTCTTCAAAGAAGGACTCTTTTATTACTAACTTACTTGGCATTTCAACAGCTCGCCAAAGTATTTCATCTTTTACTTTGACCATTTCAGTTTTGTAGTATATTGATGGTTGTCTTTTTCTTGCCTGATTATGATTGTATTTTTTTATCATATTTTAAAGTCCGAAAACTTATCATAAACTTCAGCAGGTTGTGGTCCTGATGGTTTTTCAAGTTTTTCTTTTGTTTCTTGGTTACTATCTACAATCTGTTGAGCAGATTGTTCTACATCATACAATCTCATTCTACTTCTATCAATACCAATTATAAATGCACGATTAACAGCAGGATCATTATAACGATTTTTTAATTGTTTTACTTTAATTTGATTTAATTCTTCAAGTTCTTCGTTAGATATTAACGCAAACATAAAGTCAGCAGTTGCAGGAAGACCAAATGATTCTGATGTATCTTCTAAACCAACATCACTTGACATATAACCAGTTCTTGTTGTTTGTGTAGCCGATACAATAGGGACATTATATTGAACAGCAAGTCCTCTTAATTCTTCAGCAATAGATTTAATCATAGTATAGGAGTTAATATTACCGCCTTTAAAACGACTACTAGTACATATATTTAAATAGTCAATGAATAGTATATCAGGTTTAAATGATTTCTTTAATGCAAGTTCATCAATCAATCCTTTAAAATGACCACTATGAGCAGACGCAGTAGGATATTCTTTAATAATTAATTGGCCATTTACTTTGTTTTGTAATTTAGAAATTTTATTATCGTAAACTTCTTTAGGCATTTCATAAAGATCATCTATTGTTACATCTAATAAGTTAGCATCAATTCTTTCAGCAATTCTTTCTTCAGCCATCTCTAAAGTAATATACAATACATTTCGGCCTTGACTTATCATACTAGCAGCAACATGACACATAAACAAAGATTTACCAACACCTGTACCTGCAAGTGCTATATTTAAAGTTTTAGGTGGTAGTCCACCTTTTGTAATACGATTGAAATAATTTAAATCAAACTTTAATCGTTCTTCAGTTCTATGGTAATATTCAAATCGATCATCTGTTTGATTTAGATAATCATGCCCTATGTGTCTATCAAACGAAACACCAAGCGCCTCAGACAATATACCTGGTATTGCCTCTGGTGTATGTTTATCGTCTTTACCATCTATAATCTTAATACCTTTCAGTACAGCATTATATACAGCACGATCTTTACAAAATTTTTCAGTTGTGTCTAACAGCCATTGTTGTTCAACTTCCTCATGTATTAAACTGTTTAATAAAGTTTTTGTATTTTTATATTCATCTTCAGTAAGTGTCTTATTATTAGACAACTCGATAGTAATTGCTTCTTTTGTTGGAAGATTATTATATTTTATAACAAAGTCGTTAATAATATTAAATAGAGTTACTTCATCTCTATTTCTAAAAAAATCTTGTTTTAAAAAAGGAATAACTTTACGAGTAAAATCTTCGTTATGTATTAGATTGGATAAAAGTGTTTTTTCAAATTGATCAGACATAGTGTAGATAACTTCCTATAATGTACTTTGGTTGATTGATTGGTTTTTCTCCTGCATGTTTAAATGGCCATAGTGGTGGAAACATTAACACTTTACCTGCCTCTGGTTTAATCTTAATATCATAATCAGGAAATGTTGTTTCGCCGCCATCGTTATCATTTAAATACATAAAAAAAACTAAAAATCTTCTAGCACTGTTATAGTTAGTCACATCTACATGTGTCTTAAATTCATCTTCACCGTTAGGTTCATATTTCTTAAATCTTATTTGTTCAAAACCAAATTTTTCTGGCCATTGTTTTATATTATCTATATTAACATCTTTTGTATATTTGTCAACAAGCTCTCTAAACTTAGGAAAAAGTATATCAGAATATTCTTGCCAATCATTATGCATACTAATATTGATTTCTGTAAATGACATATGATCATCTAATATTGTTTTGACTTGTTGTGAAGCTGAGTCTTCAAACTTATCAATTAAATGTTGACATTGATCTTTTGTCAATACATTATCATATGTTTTTATATACTTATTTTTCAAATTTAATTGTTCCATTTTCTAATTGTTTTTCAACTACTTCAATTAATATATCACCTATATAGTTTCTAAAATCAATACTTGTGGTATCAACATCATTAGGATTTTTCTTAATATCATAATCAAACTTTAAAGGCAATTCACCTCGTTCATTTTCTTCAGAAGCAAACTTTACATGACCATATGTGTAAATAACATCTTTATATTCACCCTCTACAAGCTTTATACAACTGTAATCGTCAACATCACGTTGAGCAAAAACAAATCTATTCTGCGCCATAGAGGAATTCTTTTTTGGCTGCTTCGTCAATTTGAGCGAGAATATCTTTAGTAAAGAATTTATCAGGTTCATTATTGATAGTTTTAGCATATTGTTTTGATCCATCTGGCAATTCTATTCTTGTTGAAACAGATTTAAATATATTATGTTTAATTGCAAGGTCTAATAAACCATAATACTTATCAAGGCCATCTTTATATGTTAATCTAACATCTATTAAAGCATTTTCTTTTGTTAACCTTGACTTATAATTTTTACAATGAATTATGTTACCAATAACTTCTTTTCCGTCTTTTTCTTTTCTTTTAGAAAGATATATAATATTACTTGCAGCGTATTTAAGGCCTGAACCACCGCCCATTTCTTTTTGAGGAAACATTGAACCAATAACATCATATGTGTGATTGGTCATAATCATAGGTACTTTTGCTTTACCAAGTTTTAAAGTCAATACTCTAAATGCAGCTTTTACAATCTGCGATCTAGTCATATCTCTAGTTTCTTTACCTTCGGCAGTATCTTCCATCTCTTTTGTAGTAGATAACATTCCTAAACTATCTAATACAAACATAATGGGTTTTCTTGTTTTTTCGTCCTGTTCTATATATTTGTCAATTACTTTTATTGATTGATGTCTAAACTCTTGTACTGTAGCAACTGGTACTATCACCATTCTTTTACTATCTATACCACGAGTTTCAACTAAATCTCTTGTTAACGCACTTTCTGATTCAAAATAAATCACACCTGCGTCTTTGTTTTTTTCTAAAAATGCTTTTACTATTCCTAATGCAAAAAAAGTTTTACCTGTTGCAGCTTCACCTGCAATTGCTGTTATTTTATTTGATGGCATACCACCAAAAATAGAACCTGATAGTAAAGCATTAAGAGCGTGTGAACCTGTATCTATAAAACTATCTACATCGCCTGCTTCTACACCCTCACTTACTAGTGTAGCATATTCATTACCTGTTTCTTTAATTATTTCTTTTAAAAAGTCACTCATACATTATCTCCTTATTATGTGTTTATTATATCAAATCATCTTTACTTTGTCAAGCGTTTTTGGATCGGGTTTACCTTCCCAATCAAATCTATATTTTTCATCTTTAGGTATCCAACCTTTTATAGGCTTTTCATAATCACTACTTGTCATTTTAGACCATACTTTATCAAACATTTCATTTACATCAATTGTTCCATAATGACTAACAATACTAGTTTCAACACGATTTAATCTTTTTTCTAATAGTTCTCTATTGTATTCAAGTAGTCTTTGATAATCCCAATATTCTTTGAGGTCTTTATAAGATGTTTTTGAAATGGCCATACTCATATTTATTTAAAATAAAGTTGCTCTTCTACTATGTCTAAAGTAATCTAAATTTTCTTTTGAAAAACACCAGACGTTTTCAATATATATTCGATTCATAAACTCAGCCTTTTCTTCTTCACTTTCAAATAGCTTATCTGATTTAGGTCGTTGCATAATCCTCATACCTATCTGACCTACAAAGTTATCTTTTAAACTATCAACTAATTCATCGCTTGAATAATATCGTTTACCTTTTATATTAGGATCCATTATATTAACAAACAGATGTTTTGATCTTTCAAAACTTTTTTGAGCAACAGGTAAATAAAAATCATCACGCCATTTAGAATATTCATCAAACTTATGCCATGATTGATTTTCTTCTTTCTCACCACCCTCGTTATATCTTTCTGTAGAAAAGTATGGTGGGCTTGTAAATGCACAATCTATATTATCTATTTTATCCCATGGTAAATCTTCAGCGCCACAGTTATAGATAGTTACTTTTTTAGGTTTAGGTAAGAAACTATTATATGTTTCTACTTGTTTTAAATATTGTTTGTAAGTATTAGGATTTGGATCACAACCGATATATTCTTCAGCGTCACTAGTAAAGAAACCTGCAAGTCTATCACCCCAACCACATGATGTATCTAACACTCTTTTAGCATTTGTCATCTGATAGATTGTCTTTGCTACATTAGGTTTAAATTGTGTTGCAATATATGTACCTAATCTAAACGCTGACATATAACTTTTATCATCTAATCTGCCACCTCTTAATTCTGTTTTGCCATCTACTTCTACTGGTTTCATACCATTAATTCCACGCCAGATGGGACCAAGGCATCGCCATATATCTTTTGCTGTACCGTTTTGCCATACGTCCATAGGTGCTTTAAAACCAAAACTACTACAATTCAATCTTAAATGTTGATGAAAGTAATTTGACATATCATTAAATATAGATGGTGCGTCTATAATACCAAGGCCATGATCTTTAAAATTATATTTGTAATCGTCATATTTTTCTTTTACGTTTTTTTCTAATTGATCTACAGGTTTTACATATTCCCATACATCTTGTTTTTGTAAAGATTTAAAACATTGACGCATTATCTCGTATGAAATCTCCTTTAAAGGAAACTTTGGTTTATGCTCTGCAATATATTCTGCTAAATCTATTCTAAACTGTTCTTTGCCAATATCATTGGTAATAGTTTCAAACGTTTGTTGATCCATAATAGGCAACTTATTTTCATCTGCATATTTACTTAGGTATTTCATCATTCCACTTTCTTAATATCCAATATATAAATCCATATATCATTATAACACATGCTATTGTTATTGTCAACTCCATATTAAAATTTATCTGTTTGATTTCCCCAACTGTCCCAACCACTTCGTTGTGTTCTAGCAAACAGTTCTATATAGGGACCTTCTAATAAGTTCTCTATGTGATTGTACATTATATCTGGCTTTCTACTGTGTTCCCTACGTTGTTCTACAACTAATTGAGGCACACTCTTACTGATTCGTTTAGGTTTACCTTTAGTTGCTAATAAACACATTTCGGGATTGCCTCTAGTCCAGTAACCTAAACCTGTAAAATAACCTTCAGATTTTCTATTTGTTTTTGCCCAAGTAAATCCTACAGTTTTATATTTAAAACCCCAAGCATTAATTACTTCAAAGGCCTTGTCTAACAATGGATCAATTACCCACATTAATAAAACTGAATTGTCATTTGCAATTTTATTAACAGGTAAATTACATATATCTTTAAAGTTCATAACGTTATAGTGTTTTTCAGGACTTCTATCTTTACCTTTATTAGAATACGTTTTAAAAGACCATGGTGGGTCTGCGTAAATTACACTATACTTTTTATCAATGTCCATATCAATAATATAATAATTAAAAATCTAGGAATACTCCAATCAGTTTTAATTGCAAGTATGCCTCCTGTTGCATAACCCCAATGTATCATCACCATAATTAAAAACAATTCTATCATCCAAAAAATGCTTCTAAACTAGCCTCTCGTTCAAGTTTCCAACCAATAGAATCTAATATGAATTTTAATGGGTCAGTAAATGTTTTTTCAAATTGCATATCATAATCAACATACTTGTGTAATTCAAATTCATGTGGTATTTTTGTAGCAAAAGAAATAACTGTATCTTTAACTGTGTTTGGTTGTTTTAACATTAGGAATTTAATTTTATCACCATTTTTAATTAAGGGATATTTTCTTTCAAGTTTATGTTTGTGTATATTATAATTATATATTAAAGAACCTTTTACATGAATAGGTGTTCCTTTATTATAAATTTGTGATGAATTTATATACTTATCTAAATTATTACAAGACCTAGGAAAAGCAACTTCTTCTGGTGTTAGTGTTTTAAATACTTCTTTAAAATCGCTTACAAACTTAATTAAAGCGTCTTCACTTTCGTTCATTATAACACGAATACCCTCCTTAATCTTACCTCTACAAACTTCAGGTGTGGATGATTTAACTGCTTCGACACCCATGATTTTTAACTTAGGTACATCAAATCTAATGCCTTCTTCATCAAATACATTCATCATATATCTTTTTTTAGCAACCCATATACCCTTATTAGCAATTGCTTCTCGTTTCATAATCATTTTTTGTTGATAAGCATTTACATAATTAGCAAGATTTTGAAAACTATCATCAATTACTTTTTGTATTTTTTCTTCAGCTGCTTTATCAATAAAATCTACAATTTGATTTACCGATTTATTTTTACATACTTTTTCTACTAGTTTATCTAATCTTAAATAAATTGAATCTGTATCAGACGCAACAACATAATTTATGTTATTAGTTTGCAATATTTTATTCATAAATCTATTTACATCACGTTCTACCCAACGAATAGATAACTGACCACCTAGAGTAATTGCCTCTGCCTGTTTTACATCAAAGTATCTGAAGTATTGATTGCCAATTGCACCGTAAGCAGAGTTAAGAGCAATCTTTTTTGCCATTTGTATATTATGACATCTACTAATTTCGTTTTGATAGATAGGATCTTTTGTCTTTTGAAATTCTTTCTTGGCTTCAATTGCCTTCTTCTTATATACTACACGTTCGGTATACATTTTCTCCATCAGTTCAGGTAAGAACCCTTGTTTATCTCTTTTAAACATTGCACCATTTGGTGCGATAGTTACATTACGATCTTTTGCCCATTTAAGATTTAATTTTTCTTCTAAAAAGTTTTCTACACCAACTGCTTTTGGTTCAACTCCTACAAATGTTTCAGGACTTATATTGTATTGCATAATTAAATGTGGATAAAGTGAGTTAAGGTCAAATGAAACAATCCAATTATGTAATCCTAGTTGTGGATCTTTTACATATGCACCTTCGTATTGTGAATCTTTTATCTGATCTTCTCTTGGCGGTATAATAATATTTTTTTCTAATAGATGATTATAGATTAGTGTGTCCCAACATCTTACTTGTGAATATACATCTGTATAATTTACTTTATAGTCATAGGCCATAGTTAAACAAAGTTCAATTAACTTCATCTTATCTTCAAGTCTATCAACTAGTTCAACATCTTGTATATTGTATTCTACAAATCTTTGATAATCTTTTGTATAAAAATCTTTAAACGTTTCATATGGATTATCTAACTTTTGTTCGCCTAGTTCTACCTTAGCAATGTAATTTAGTTTATAGCTTTCTTGTCTTACATAAGTAAATTTTCTATACAAATCGAAATAATCTAATACTGAAACACCAAGTATATTCCAAAACTGTGAATTTTTATTTCCCATTTGCACACGGTCAGCATTGACATAATTCCATGGCGACATTTTATTAATTGTATCATTATCAAACAAAAATCTCATTCGATTCATAAGATACGGTATATCAAAAAATTTAACATTCCAACCAGTTACAATATCAGGATGATTTTTACACCAAAATTTAATAAACTCTAATAATAGATGTTTTTCATTTTGACATTTTATATAAGTTACATTAGATTTTTTAGAAATAAAATCACCTGTACCCCATGTTAATATCTGTTTGTTAGTATGATTTTTTACTGTGATACAGATAACCGTTTCTTTTGCAGTATCAGGATCGGGAAAGCCGTTCTCACACTCGGTTTCAATATCAAGTGTGAATATCTTTATGTAATCTTTATTCCATCTCATCTCGCCTTTATATTCGTCAGCGATATATTGATAATTATATCGATTCATACCATAGATTTTATATTCAGGTATGCCGCTATATTCGTTATAGAAATTTTTAGCTTTTACAATCGAATCAAATCTTTTTGATTTAAGATTTGTGCCGTCTAGTGTTTTGTATTTTGATTCTTCGTTTGTAGGTAAATAAAGTTTAGGACTATAGTTGATTCTACTCAAATATGATTGGCCATTATTAACACCTCTAATAAGAAGTTTACCTTTATGCTCTACAACATTTGTGTAAAAACTACTTGCTAAATTCATATAATATTATAACATAAAGACTTAAAAAAGTCAACTATGTGATAATTTTACTTTTAGGTGTAACTATCTGACCTGTGTTTTGTTGATATGCACCAATCATATTATCGTCTGGTGTAGTGTCAGTAATTATATTTGACTCTTTGATATGTATAACTTCATCCTTTGTGTATGGTATGTATGGATGAAATCCTATTTGCATAGGTTTGCCTGGTTGTCCTTGCATTGGTATCAATACAAAAGGTTTCTTTATTGCCACATGATCTGCTCTATCGCTTTCTTGTGGCGTACCTATTACGTCCTCTCCAGATGAGAGTCTGTATAATCTAATCATAATATACTCCTATTCAGTTTTTGATTCTTCAGTAGTTTGTTTTTTGCCAATATTATATTTTGCTTGTAAATTCCATTCACCTTTTTCTTTAAAAGCAATTATCTTAATTTGAGATAATGGTGCTTTATTTTCAGCTGACGGTGGATTTACAATTGTTAATAAATTCCAATCTTGTAATAAAACTGATACAGTATTTCTTCTTTGTATGTCGTTCTCAACTAGTGTAGCCTTTTTACCATCTAAAGCAAAAAGTTCTTTAAAATGTACTATGTAATATTTACCTTGCTTGTGTAGTATGTGGCAACTTTGAAATAAAGTTTTATCTTTTCTACTTGCTACACCTATTCGGGACAAAGTTTCCCTTATTTTTAGAAAGTCATCTGGCTGTTTGAGTGTGACCTCTAACATTTGTTCAGGTGACCAATTAAAACTTTCTTCACTCATTTTTTTCTCCCACCTTTATCTAACTTCTCTTTGATAAAGTTTAATTGTTTTTTATCTAGTATGTCAAGGGCTACTTTTGCTTTTTCATTGCTATAACCATAATATTCTTTTACATACTCTAAGTTCTTCGATTTTGCAGTGGTTGTCCACTTGCCTCCAAATCGCTTTCTTTTTCTTATACTATTTAGTAGAAAATGAAATTGAAGACGTTTGGTGAGGCTATGATGAAAATTCATCTCGTTTGCCATCATTATAGCGTCCACATGTTGTGATAGACAACGATTAATTACATACGGTGGATATTTTTTTTCCCAGGTCAAATCATCACCATCAAGCAAATTAACTTTTGTCCAGTTAATTGCGTTTAAATAATCTGATAATTTATATTCAATCATTACTAATGTCGTTTTTCATGCTTTATATGACCTTTATGAGAACCCATATAGTAATCGCCTGGTTCATAATCCCATCTTTTACCGTGATGACCTCTTATATCGGCATACCACATTCTTAACTTCACTATTAAAGTTCGCCAAAAAGTTCGTTTTGCCATTTCTCTCCTACTTAAATTTACATTCTGCCATGATTTGTGTCAGGCACGCAACCATATTTATCTCATGGTCTGCTACAAAGGCTGATTTATATTGATAATCGGCGATTGTTAGTACAGCCGCGGGTATAGATTGAGGTTGTAGATGTTTGTATAGAATATCGTAGATACTACTAAACAAAGATGATGGATCTTTATCAAGGTTTTGAATAACCCATTTTCTCATATCACCAAATCTTTTTTCTTTTAACATCTTAATCAACTCTTTATTATTGATTTCTGATAAAGAAACAAGTATACCACTATCAATTTTACCTCTTACAGAATATCTTTGTAGTTCATTGATTGTTCTTCTAAAGTCTGGATAATGTCTTTGTATCAGTTCAGCCAATACTTTTTTATCAAACTCTATGTTTTCTGTTTTAAGTATTTCACCTAGTCTTTCTAAAAATGCAGTAGCAGTTTTTACT